CACCTGGCCGAACTTCCAAGCAATCACCAGAGACAACAGGGCCTGATTGCTTGCCCGATCAAAGTCTTGTTCATCGACAGCGCCGCCCATGGCCAAGCGCAAACCAGTCTTTGCGGCAGTGATTTTGCTGCGCCGTTGGCGACTAGTGCGCGCCTCACGCTCTGTTTTCGGTTTGCTAACCAAACCACCATCGGCAAATGCCACACCAATTGCCGCGCCTATGCCTTTGCCAATGAGCGTTGCCAATGCACCGCCAGCGATTGCTTCAAGCGGATCAACAGCGCTTTCCGACAAATCGGCTACCTTGACGGGGTTTTCCTGCTGGTAGTCCGTCCACTCGTTTGATTCGCCATCTGTCTTACCGGCTTTCCATTCTGACCACGGATCAGGGTTAATCATGGTGCGCTCCAAGATTGTTCATGCGCCAAGGTTGGGGCACCCGGCACTATTCGACTGCGCCGAAGAGTGCCGAAGTGCGATATTTATTTAACGGGTTACATCAGCCCAATCTGTACCAGGCTCGTCGGGGATGCGGACAAACACCTCAAGGCCAGAGCTGATAAGACGTTCATACAATCGCTTTGCAGCAAGTTGGCCACCACCGTGCGTGTCGTTATCGCCAAATACCCAAACCGTTTTGACGCCAGCGGGCGGTATCCATGCTTCCAGTCGATTGAGACAGGTGGCCGACCAGACGGGCACGCCGAATCGTTTTGACGCGGCTAGAGCGGTTTCTATGCCTTCGGCAATACCCAAGGTGCCAGCGTGTTCCATAAGTCGCACAGCAGCCCCGTCTGGCATTGAGCCAAGCCCCTTCTTCTGACTTGGCACATCGGCTTTTGCGCCATCTGCCGTTAAAAAGGTTCTCCATAACGCCGTGCCCGTACCATCAAACGTCTGCACCCGAGCCAGCATGGCCGGATGGATCGTCACGCGCTTGTCTGGGTGGCGGTATCCAAGGTTTGGGTGAAAACGAATCACCTGGGGATTGATAACCACGCCATCACCGATCCGGCTAGTGAGATAGCGGTGCACTGGATCATCCGGCGTCACGGGGCGTGCCTCTCGCCATAGGCGCTGACAAAGTGCAAGGGTGGCGGCCTTGTCTTTTGTCCTGAGCGGTCTTGGTGCTTCAGGAACGGTGCCGACAATGCCATCAACTGCATCGGCAGCTTCCTTGAAGCTCATACCGGTAATGCGCATCAGCAAGTCCATGCCGTTACCGGCACCACAGTGGCTGCAGTAGAACGTGCCGCGCCCTTCCTTGTCATCAAAACGAAAGCGGTCTTTGCCGCCACACACAGGGCATGGGCAGTGGTCACCGCTCAACGTCCGATCACCAAGGCCGAAGTGTTTGAGGATCCCTGGCCAACGGCCTGTTGCTCGCTCAACGGTGCGCATGTTGTTTCTCCTTGGCTTTAGCCGCGGCAATCTGGCGCGACTTGATCCATCCCAAAATTTCCGGCGTCGGTGGAGCGCATTCCTGACGCAGCCCATTGGCATTACGCCCTGTGAATTCTCGGTACTTGTGATAAGCCCATCCGGTTTGATAGCCCTTGTTACGGGCATAGCCCAGTAGCTGGCTGTAGACGTGTTGGCCGGCTTCCTTCTTGATCGGCTTGCGCCGCTCCTGCTTCACCAGCTCACCGCTTGCCGTCTGCACTTCGTGTTGTCGCTCTGGGGCGAATCCGCACTTTGGGCATGCGTGCACCCCAGCCCCTCGCATGTAGTGGCACTTGGCGCACGGCTTCGGCAATGGTGCATCCCGCTCACAGCTTCGACTGCGCGACAGCTTCGGCTTACCGTCATCCAGATATAACGGCAGTTCGTCGCTAGGGTGCCCAAGGCGGGCGGTTGACCCGCTGTGATCGAGTAATAGCGCGCGCTCTTTGCCGGGAGCAGGGCGTAGCACCCGACCGACCATCTGCAGAAAGCGGATCAGGCTTTTCGTCGGACGGGCGAGCACCATCACCTCCGTGCTCGGGCAGTCCCAACCCTCGGCCAACAGAGAGGAATTGCTCAATACCGTCGTTTCACCCCGCGCGAACCGGTCAAGGATGGCAGCCCGCTCGTCATCGTCATGGTGATAATCGATGTGTTCCGCCTTGACGCCTGCCGCCTGGAAGGTCTCAACGATATGGCGGCTATGGGCAATGTTGCAGGCGAAAATGACTGTCTGCTTCCCGCTGGCCAGTTTCTGCCAGTGCGACAGAATGTCGCCCAGCAGCTCCGGCTTGTCGGCCGCTGCGGCCAGTTCACCTGGTGCGTAGTCGAGCAGCCCATCCATTCCGCGCGACAGCTTGACCTTGTGCAGATCAGGCTCGCTGGGGGCAAATACATCCACATCAACCAGATAACCCAGATCAACCAGTTCGGTAATGGTGGATCCAATAACCAGCGCCTCAAACATAGCGCCGCCCAGCTCCGGCATGACCTTGCCCATGCCAACAGCAAACGGCGTTGCTGTGAGCCCGACCACCGGCAGATTGTTGTACTTCGCCAGCAGGTCGCGGTACTTCTTGTTGCCGGGTACACCATGGCACTCATCGATGATGAGCAGCCCAATGTCATCGGGCAGACCGCGCGCCGCCAGCGTATCGATGGAGGCCACCACCACCGCCTCGTGCAGACGGCAAGTGTTCTCGGCCTGCATGATGCCGTGGGCGATGCTGTAACGGTGCAGCACCTCACTGGTCTGGCGCACCAGTTGCTTTCGGTTGGCGACGAACACCACTCGCCGGCCTTTGGCGACTGCCTTCTGAATGATGCTGGTGGCGGTGAGAGTCTTGCCACCTCCTGTGGGCAAATACAGACATACCCGCTTCATTCCCTGAGCCAGACAAGAGCGTGCTTCACCTTCGGCGCGGTGCTGGTAGGTTCGTAGTTCAAAACTCATCGCCGCCTCCGTTGCTCAAATTTTCAGCGGCGGAGTCACCTAGGGTTTTAATAACCTCTTCTGGTTGGCTAGGGGATTTACCTTCCTCCCGTTTTCCTTTCCTTTCCTTGTGGCATCCGTGCTTTTCGTCAGCACGCGACGTTATCGCGTCAGCATCGCGTTGTGACGTGACGTTATCGCGTAACTCACCCGTTACCGATTCGTCGACAACCCGTGCAGGCAAGATGCTTTGTCGTTCCTTGGCGTTAATGTGCTGATGTGTCTTGAATGTCGGTATCTCGGCATAGGATTTGCCGTCTATCTGGTAAGGCACCACCAGCCCAGCCTCTACAAGCTCATTGCACAGGCCGATGATGTCGCAGTTGTCGCCCGGCAATATCCGCAACTTGAAGTTACCTGGCCGCCACGTTAGCCGACCCTCACGGTCAGATTCCGTCCACAACCCAACGTATAACAACCTGGCCAGTGGCGACAGTGAAACAATGTCATCGGAAGTGAAGAAGCTGGCCTTTATCGTTCTGATGTACGCCATCACGCACCGCCCTTCAGCGCGGCACGCACTGCCTTTTTGCTTGCTGGTGGCAGTGAATAAAGGCCAGGACGGCACTTGTTGCCATCGCGGTCGACCATCTCGACATGCTCGCAGTCGATTACCAAGCCACGATTACGAAGCCGGAAAACAATGTCCGGGCTGTTGCTGGCTCCGGCGCGGCGGTCTAGGTGCTCTCTGAAATGCGGTTTTTCCAGCAACGCAAGAAGAAGGCGCTCTTCACGCTGGCTCCCAGAAAGTCGAAATACGCTGGCTTGCTGTACGCTCTGCGTGCTGTTTGGAGCCGTGTTGACGCCCGCCGTCGATGCGGCTTTTTTTTGCTTTGTCATGGCGCACCTCTCAGGCTTTCACTTGAGTAGCTGGCCACAGTAGTCGACCGTTGGCCAACTTGATCGGCTTGATGCCGAAGTAGTCGCCGCGTAGCGACAGGCGCGTCAGAACCGTGCCTTGATTGACGCCATTAAGCTCGGCAAATTTCCGAGTTGTGAGTTTGTGCTCGTGCTGAATTTCTGACATGAGAAATGCTCCAAATTGATTTGGTGGATTTCCCTGATTCAGTCCCAGCCAGGTGATGCCGGATGCGCTTATCGACTTGCAGGCAACGATGCCAACTGCAGCCAGTATCGTGGCGTCCGAGCTATTCGACTATGTATCCGTAAACAGATAGATACATTTTTGGCTTGCGCATGGCAGTCACGCATGGCCAAACCGAATAAGTTTGTGGATCACGATGCAGGAAAGCTGCTCAGCTCATGCGACTCATAGTCAGATACAAAGTCATCAGGTATAGATTCATTTCCTAAAGACTGGTTTTGCCTTTTCTGTTCTGTACTACTCTTATCTATACTAAGAGCCCGACCCGACCCCGACGGGGTAGCCGTCGAGCTACCTGACGGGTTAGCTGTCGAGTTACCCGACCGCTGCTTTGCCTTGCTTGCGTTGGTTTTTTCAGCGCCACTCTTGCCGCCAGCCGACTGCTTAGAACGTCTTTCGTTGAGCTCATTCCGATAGTTTTCAAGCTCTGGGCATGTCAGGTATTCACCATCATCCTCAAAGAATGAAGCAATCTCTGCCAGCAAAGGCGCTAGATCATCGGTTACGCCTAAAACTCGTGCCAATCGCTTTGGATCGGAAGGCACTTTCCCGTTTGCCCAGCACTCAAGCCGTAGTGTCCACCAAAGCCCACGCGCTGCCATGTTGGCGCTTCTGAATTCAATCGACGCGATTATTGAGGACGCATACTCTTGGTATGCAGGAGCCGGCCGCTTGCTGTATGCCATGGTTACGCCTTTGGGCTTTGGCACATAACAATCCGCGCACGCGCTTCGATTGAGAACCACCCGACAGGGCGAAAGTCACGGGCTGTCATGCTGCTTTGCTCAGTCGATTGCTTTCCAGCGTCTTAACCAGCGCCTTGATTTCCTCGTCAGACTTGCCGGAAATTCGTGCGTCATTGATCGCCTGAACTTCGCTGGCTGGCCATGCCACCATGCGAGGGCCAAGTCGTACAGGCTTCGGCCACAGCCCCTGTAGCTGGCGCAGATAAATTGTCGAACGGGAATTGCCCGACAGCTTGGTGATGGCCTTGATCCGAAGCAGTTTGTCATCCATGTTGCGCACCTCGTTGTGCGTTGTTGAACATGGCTGGCAGATTAGCTATCAGCGCCCTATATGTCAGGGACACTATTTTTCGATTGTGTCCCTATTCCTTTTTGAAACTACGGATAAAGGCTTCAATCCAGTCTTTCGGGCGCTCGCTCACGTTGTACTCATGGATTCGGTTGAGCTTGATCTGCACTAGACGCTCAGGTTTCTGATCCGTCAGCACTTCCAATCGTTCTTTAAGCGACAGCCTGGTGATACCTCTCGGCCAGTTGAAACGCATCCGCATGGGGCGACCTTGTGACTGTGCCCGCTTGAATACTTCCATCAGGTCATAGCCGTTGCGGCGCTTGTCTGCCCGCGCAATGCTTTTCTTTACCGTTTCTTCGTCGCTGTAACCGTGTAGCTCAGCCAGCTTTCGGTAAATCTCTGCCTTGCTTACACGTTTTTTATTCCCGAACATGATGTTGCGCAATTCACCGCCAATCTTGATCTCTATGTAATCAAGATAGAGATTCCGTGTCCAATCTTTTTCAGACCGCCTGTCCTTAATCTCGACCTCGCCGGCCAACACAAGGGCAACGAATTCACATTGTTCCGGGGTCAGGGTGTTGGTACGTACAAACTCGGCCAGCTTGCGCGGGTCGCCAGACAGATACGCCTCTTTTGCGGCGCCAAAAGCCTTTGCCATCAGGCAACCTTGCCCAATGCAATGACGTTGCTCGTTGTGCCTTGGCCGCACCACACGCCCCAGTCGGCCATCATGGACCTCCGCTTCTCGAACATATCACCGCGCCTATAAGCCGCTTCCACCGGGTTAGATACGGCGTGCGCTAACTGAATCTCTGCCATTTCGCCAGGGTAGTTAGTAACTTCTGCCGCCCAGTCGCGGAACGTCGAGCGAAAGCCGTGGGTCGTGATGATGCTGCCATCCTTGTCAGTCCAGCCTTTCGCCTCTTTGCCGGCCTCGGTCTCGCTCTTGCTTAGTGCATCGTGCATCCGGCGGATGATGTTGGTCATCGCCATATTGGATAGGGGCCTGTTTTCTTTCTGGCCTGGGAAAACGTAGTCATTGATCCTGGTCGCTTTGCGGCGATCAAGGATCCGCACCAGCTCATCGGTCAGCGGCACGCGATGCTCACGCTTCATCTTCATGCGTTCCGGCGGCACAATCCAGACCTTACCTTCAAGATCAATCTCGCTCCAGCGACACTCCAATGACTCGATACTGCGGCAGGCGGTAAGGATGGTGAATTGCAGGCAAGACCCTGCCACCGTATCAGTGGCGCTTAACGCCGTCATAAACTCTGCTGCACGCGAGAACGGCAGGGCGGGGTGATGCTTGTGCGGCGCAACCTTGCTCGGCTGCGGTAGCACATGGTCAAGGTGGTTTTTCCATGTCGCCGGGTTGTCGCCTGTTCGGTAGCCTTTGATTTTCGCGTAGGACAGCACAACTTCAAGCCGGCCGCGTAGGCGCGTAGCTGTCTCAGTCTTGGTCAGCCATATATCTTTGAGGATGGTCAGGATGTGCTCGGTGGTAATGTCGGCCGGGGGGAGGTGCCCGATAACGCCATAGGCGTAAGTGTCGAGGGTGTTTTCCCATTGCTGGACGTGCTTCTTGTTCTTCCATCCAGCTCGGTTCAGTTCGATGTAGTCCTGAGCCAGTTCTTTGAATGTCTTGGCCTTGGCCGCCGATTGTTCGGCCTTGGCAATTGCTTCTCGCTTGTCTTCCTGCTTCTTTTCAATGGGGTCGATTCCGTTGACCACCATCATGCGCATTTCTGCAGCTCTGATCCGGGCGTCTTTTAGGCCAATCTCCGGATAAGAGCCAACCCCAGCCCATCTGCGCTTACCGTTCAGCTGGAAGCGGTACAGCCATGACTTTGATTCTGTTTTGCTGACCTGCAGATACAAACCGTTGGCGCACGGATGAAGCCCTGCAGGGGCATTTTTCACCTGTATGTCCGTGGTTATCCCAGCGGCTTTGCTCTTTGCGTTCCCAGTCATGACATTTCTCCGCCATAAATTCCTACCTACCACTCAACCTACCACTTCATTGTAGGATAGTAATTGCAGAATAGTACATCGTTGAACAACGTTTTTTTGAAAGCCGCCACCAGAGAGGGCTACAGAGGGTCGCTTATTTACGCCCAATGTCACTGATAACGCTGTTAGAGGTCTTCTCGTCTCCGCCAAGAATCCTTTGTTTTAGCGGTTTCTAGGCTGGTAGTTAAGCGCTACATACCACGCTACCTACCACCGACCTATCTGCTAGAGCACAAAAAGCCTGCCTTTCCGGCGGGCTTTTTCGTTTGGGCGGGCGGTTGTTGGTACGCACCCGATGAGGGCGTTTTCGTGGAAACCTGACTGGAAACCATCGCTTTGGATACTTGGCTGGTTCGCACTTTATACCCGTCTTGTCGTGCGTACCACTTTGCGTACCAGACCGTTAAATCTGGCCGCTTTTCTTGTCTGGCAAGGGATACAGCGATTTTCCTGCATTTCGCCAGGTACGCAGTTTCCGTGCGAACCGGTTTGCGAACCGCGAACCTGTGCTTTGCGAACCGCGAACCTGTGCCAGCAGATTCCGGCGTCAGTTCTCAATAGAGGCGCTTCCGTGGAAAACTGTTTTGAAACCGGGAGCAGGGCATTTCCGTGGTGGGCTGTTTTTACCTTGACGAGCCATCTATCTAAGCAATGACGTCATAGCCTGCCAGCCCTTGAACTATCGCGGTTTTGATGTTTTCAGTCAGTGCGGCCATATTCTTGATCTCGTCTATGCTCTGTCTAGGTTAAGCAACCAGTTTCAAACACGTGCCACAGGCATGGGATGGCCTCTTGGATTTCAAGTTTTTTCAAGTTTTGTTCGCCAATCTGCCCAGCAGTTTTGGCGCTGTAACCTTCACGGATAGCGGCTTTCGTGGCCGATTTAATCCATGCCGGTGACACCTACCCCTTGGGGCGCTGAATTAAATTCGCCCTACAAGCGGGGGAGTTGGTGCAATCAGCCGTTATGCAGCCTTTGCAACATCTTTGCGCTCACGTTTTGCCGGTGCGCGGGGAGTTGCCCGCTTAGCAGCCAAGTGAATCGTTAACTTGGGGCGAAGTCCAGCAGCCGTTGCCATGTCAAGCAGGGCATCCGTCGAGAACAGGCTGATCCGGCCGCGCGTCAGGTCGGATACTCGGGGCTGGGTCACACCGAAGAGATTTGCCGCTTCGGACTGCGTGCAGCCCTTGGCCTCAATCCATCCCTGCAGCGCCGTCATCAGGTCGGCACGGATTCTCATGCTGGCGGCTTCCTGCGGGGTGTCCGCGATAGCGTCCCAAACGGAGGCAAATCTTTCAACGGTCATTTTGTGCTCCTTACTAATTCCTTGTATCGAGACTTCGCCAGGTCAATATCCTTGGGGCTAGTCTTCTGTGTCGTCTTCTTGAAGCAGTGCAGGACATAGACGGCATCAGCCAGCTTTGCCACATACACCACCCTGAATTTCCCTTCCTGATCCGTCACCCTGATTTCCTTGACGCCGGGGCCGATGGTTTTCATGGGCTTCCAGTCGTCGGGCTCATGGCCACGCTGCACCTTGTCTAGCTGATAGCCTGAATCCTGCCGAGCGCCATCGGGAAAACTCCGCAGCGCATCGAGCGAATCGCCGAGAAACTCAATATCTTTCATGGCTTGATTATATAAGTTTTTGTATGGAATACAAGAAAGAAAAACCCGCCACGCGGGCGGGTTGACCCTGTTACTGCTTGGCAGGTTAGTGCTTTGTTGCGTACTCGATAGCCTCTTGCTGGGCAATAACGCTTAGCAACAAGTCCTCTGCAACATTAAGCGCCATGGTTGCAAAACAAAGGGGGCGAAGTTCGGGCTTGTCGGTCGTTTCCCCGTTCAACGATTTGTTGATAAGCCACACGGTGCTGTGCGCTTCAAAAGCGGCATCTACTAATTCACCGGTTTCCGCAGACTCGGTTGCGCGCAACAGCTCGGCCAGTTTCCTTTCCACGCCAGCCATGGCCGTAACGCTGTGGATAAGGGTGTTGTTATCCGAGTACAGATCATCGTCAATCTGCCCAACATAAACGCGTGCCGTCTCCACCTGTGCAATGGAGCGTTCGATGGTCTTCTTAATGTCAGCGGTGTCAGCATGGGGCGTGTGTGTTTCGCCAAGGTCAGGGCTACGGGTCAGTGTCGTGTTCATGTCGATTCCTTTGTCAGTTTGTGTCGTTTGAGTTTGGACCGGCGTCACCGCCGATCCCATGGGATGAATGTCGGATCATTGTCCTAGTGCGAAGCACAGGATCAGATATAGGCCAGCACCCAGGGCGAGCCCCTTTGCAGCGGTGTATACATGACGGGCGGCTTGCTTGATAGCCACAATCTGTGAGCGGCGGCGAATGATTCGCAGCATGGGAGCAGGGTAGGTCATCATGGTCACACCCCACGCGCAGTGATGATCGCCAGAACCAGACCGAGGATTTTCAGGGCGCTAAATTCCGTGCTCTCGGCTTGATAGGCTTTGTTATCGCAGATCAGCTTTAGACCGCCACCCTGGCCAAACATGTACTGCACACGGCGCACTTCCGGTCCGTTGCCACGGTCGATCACGTATACATTGTCACCGTCGAAACAGTTGGTTTCCGGATCGATGTAGAGAATATCCCCGTGCTTGATAGTGGGCGCCATCGAGTCGCCGGCCATCTCCATCTGCGCTAGGTGTTGCATATGTTCGGTGTAGTGGCGCAGGGTGCCTGGATAGGGTGGGCGCTGGCTGGGTGCGCCTTCGGCGCTTTGGTGCAGCTTCGGGCTTCCGGCTACGTTGCCGCGCATCAGCCCGGTATCTTGGTCACGGAAGGCTACGGGTACGACATTGGTTGCTTGCATGGTCTTGCTCCTTGGTTAGGTTATCAACCTACCTCCCCACGCCAATGAGGAGGCAGACTGTGCGGGTTGGCGTAACGGAACCAAGGGACCGTCCTCCCCGAAGGGAGCCCGCACAGCCCGCCATAAGCGGAACCACGCGCACGCAGCGGACCAACAAAAAAGCCGCATCACAAAAGGTGGCGCGGCTCGCTGCGCCTTGGTTATTCCCGGACGCCAATCCGGTGTCGGTTTGTTTACCGACAGGTACAAGATAGCAAGACTTCTGCTGTCTGTAAAGATTATTTGCGTCCTCGTGCATTACAGCAGCGAGGGCGCTGGTATGTCAGGGACAGTATTTTCTGGTCGTGTCCCGGTGCCGTCACTTGATCGGGGTGAACCCCGGCTTGGGTGGCGTGAGCGGCGTGAAGCCAGAGCGTATCGGCTCAGTTTCTTCTAACGGCGTGAACCCTGGTTTCATCTTGATCGGTGCTATTGGGGTAAATCCCGGCTTTGGTTTCTCAAGAGGGGTAAACCCAGACCGAACAGCCACGCGTCTTACTGGTATGTAATCGTCATCATCGTCAATGTCGTAGCGGCGCACACGGCGCTCGGGCTCGGCCAGCGCATCGATGGTGCTTCGTCTACTACGCACCAAACCCACTTCACGTTCTGGATAATCAAGCTCAAGTCTCGGGCGATATTCCGGCGCTGGCATATAACCAACGCGGTGGCCGTTATTCAGATATACGTTAGAGCCACCCGATGGTGTGTTCGTGACATAACCAACCCGTTGACCCATCCCGTCATACACCCCATTGTTCTTGCTGCTGACAATCGAGTTATCCCAATTCAGTGGGGAGTTTTCCCAGGCGAGCGGGGAATTGGCCGGGCTGAGTGGTGATGACTCCCAAATCGGCATAATGGATTGGGCGAATGCCGTGCCACTTACAGCCAACAACAGTGCAGCAAAAAATAGTCTCATTTGATTTTGACCCTTAAGTCAATTCCTCTGCTTCGCCGGAAAGTAAAGAGGCTTTGAGTATTGGCGTCTTGTACGGTGTCTTTCATACAGCTGAACCATTTCTCTGAGTATGCGTTTTCTACGACTGGGCGAGCGCCGCACTTGGCTATCATTCGTTCTTCCATATAAGGAGGCCAATATCCGATATTTTCAATGTCAGTTGGGGTTAGCCAATAGATGCTATCACTGGCTGTCCGCATCATTATTTCAAACAAATACTGCGGAAGACCATATTTCAACATGCGTTCCTTGAACGCTTCCTCATTCTTTTCATACAGTTGCCTTGCTTTCGGCATCGGCATGTTCCGGTAATAGCTCGGATTAAAATAGATTCTGTGCAATCCAATTCTTCCATTAGCGACCCTCGTAGCGCCTGCCATAAAAAGCAGTGAGCAGGCACTTGCGCAAATCGCGCTTTCTTCTACAACAACCGTCATTGAGAGCCTGTTGATTAGTTCAGCTATCTTCAACGCTTCGTCTAAGCTCCCACCTTTCGAGTCCAGGTATATTGGTGATGCCATCCAAAATGCAACAAACATATCTTGGGGGCCGCCCAGCGGTTTGAGATACATGCTTTCAAATCTTTTATAGTCACCGGACTTTATTTCACCCGACAAAACAACGTGAAACTTAGAGTAATCGGCCTCGTGGACAAAGTTCATCTCCATAGTGTGCGCCGACGACAGCGCGAGTGTTGTTAGCACTAGGGCGGTGAAGTGTCGAGCAAACCACGGCAATCTTATGGACATAGCGTCCATCTCCGTTCTTTAAGCTAAATATATGAATTAGTGTTTATGTGAATTAGAGTATATCTTGGATAGTCGGTCATGTGAAACCAACAGTCACCATCTATCTTGGTCAGGTAATCCGCGAGCTACGGGTCGAGTCCGGGCTCAGCCAGGTGGTCTTTGCAGAACGCGCTGGGCTGTTTCAGACCTACCTCAGTCGAGTCGAGAATGGCCTTGCGAACCCAACTGTTAATGCCTTGGATGTGATTGCAGCAACGCTGGGCTTAACCATCTTTGATCTGTTCGCCTTGGCCAGCTGTAGAGCGCAAATACAGAGCTCTCCTACGGCAAAACGGCTACCTAGACATAAACCCGCGAAGTAAGCAGTTCGTCAGAATCTTCGACTCCGGCGAGATTCCAGCCTTGCTGACCAGATCAACCCGACCCCACTTGGCCGTGAACTTGCGGCCGGTGCGAGCCACCTTCTCGGTGTGATAGAGGTAGGTGAGGGCGTCAATCGTCTGTTTGTAGGTGAGCCCGCTCATCTCTGATATGTAGCGGGCTGTCACCCATCCGTCCGCCATGGCGATGACAGACAGAACTAACTCCCTATAGAACGGATGCTTTCCGTAGCGGCGCGGCATGGGCGAAGTGTGCCGCCAGGCGCTCTATTCGACATGATTGCTGCGCCGATTGTTCAGGCTGCCGCCTTCTCGCGGCTGGCCTTGATCCGCTCAACAATCCATTGCTCCACTTCGGCCTCCACCCATCCGATGCGGCGAGACGCAAGGCGAATCGGCTTCGGGAATTTGCCAGCGCGCGCCAGGTTATCAATGCTGTCACGCTTCAGGCTGGTTCGTTTTGTCACTTGAGCACGGTCAAGAATGGTCAGTTTTTCCATGATTTCTCCTGTTTATTGAATCGTTCCGCAATCAGTGCCCATCGCCCATTCGGCGATCCACTGGATCACGGTCACGGAATAGGTGGCTGGCCTCCCTTCCATGCGAACAAGCTCCTTATCAGCGTCTACCAGCAACAGCATTTCGTCACCGATTTCATTGGGGCAGCGCCACACGTCGGCTACGGGTGCGCTCGGCTGCATATCCAGCACCGCATTCATCTGGTTAAAGAACCCCGCCAGACCGGCCATGTCGTTGGCCAGCAGAAAACCATAGATAGCCAGACAGGTGGCCTCCTGTATCTCGGTGGGCTTGATCGTGCCATTGGCAATCTGCAGCGTAATCGCCATGGGCAATTCGTCAGGGGGCAGGTCAATGAATGCCGTATCCCCTAAGCAGCGGTCATAGGTGGCACTCATTGTCGTATCCCGCGAGCCGCCCGCGATTCTTCGACCACCTTTTTCAGATAGGCGTTACGCTCGGCAATCAGACTATCGATGCGTGTCCGCTTCTCGTCAGGGCTCAGTGCGTCATCACGGCGCACGTTGCGCATATCGGCCTGGATTACCTGCAAGTGCTTGTTAGCGGCTTCAAGCGGGTGGCTTTCCCGTGCCAGTGGATTCCGTTCAATCTCATCGGCAATCGGGCTGCGGCCTGTCTTGTCCAGCTCACGGATGGTGCCGTGTACGCGGCGCGCTTCACCCAGCAAGTCATAGAACATCGTTTCATACTTAGTGTGCTGCGCTGGTTCCTGTTGGTAGAACCGTCGAATCACCGGCAGTTGGTCGGTGCGCTTAGTCGGGGCTGTCTTCTCCGATAGTGCTGCATCGGTCAGCATTAGGCCGTAGGTCGCCCAGGTGTTGAAGTAACCACGGAGCAGGGCTTCCGCCCGCACTGGGTTGACCTGCAGCGATTCCGGCAGGTCACGGGTCGCCATCCCCAGGCGCTTGAGTGTTTCGCTGGTGTTTTCCTTGGCGCGCATGAACGGCTGCAGGTTTTGCATGCTCTCCGTCTCAATGGGGGTATCACTGAAGAAATGCTTGTTCGCCAGTTGCTCGGCCATTGGGGCGATGATCTGGGGCGTCAGGTTGACGCTGTATGTATTAGCCAGAATGCGGGCGAAGTCCTTGCCCATGCCCTTCGGGTCACGGTCAATAATGGCAGACGTACCGCGCTCAGCCATCGAAGCCATGGCTCCGATTTCCCAAATCTTTGGATACCGGAAATGCTGATCCCCGACAAAGAAGTGCCAGTTGGCGTCCTTGTCCCAGTCCGGGAGCTGTTCATACAGAGGATTACCCCGATTGAGCAGGTAGAGCATGGCCGATGACAGGGCAATCAAACCTGCCTTGGTGGCAATCGCCCCCCGGTTCTGGTCGTGCGCCAAGCCGCGGTACAGCCGATCCCAAGACAGCAGGGCGGGCTTAAGGAACATTACTGTGTCGTACATGAACCCCAGCGCCTTGCTGTCACCACGCATGGCAAAGTCGGTTGAGACTTCGCGGGCGGTATAAGCAGCGTGCCGTGGGTGTTCACCGGCATCAATGCCACGCCTGTACTCGCCAAGCCGGGTGCTCATCTCGAAGGCATCAGCGACAGTTTCCACGAAGCCTAGCAGCTTTTCTGGGGTATCGAGCACGGTACGCAGGTTGATCCCTTGGCTACTGTAGAACTTTTCCAGCTTCGCCCGGAACTTGGTCTCATCCAGATAAATCGATGACATGCCGCCGCCGTTAGCGATAAAGTCCTTGTAAAGCGGGTCTTGGCGAAGGCGCATCGACATACCGCGCAGACTGTCCATAATCGGGACAAAGCCGTGATGGCTCATGACGCTACCGGCGATGGTATCGCGGGCGATGTTGGCCAACATGAAGTCCGGCGTCAGCGTAATCGTTGCCTGGCCCATACGCTTAGGCAGGCCCAGCCACTTCACAATCCATGGCGGCGGCTGGCGGTCAATCGCTTCCAGCGCCCGCAACAGCACCGGGTCGTTGACCTCGTACCATGTAGGCTTGCCACCCTTGAGCACGGCCACCACGTTACCTCCGGCTGGTGGCATGTTGGTTTGCAGCATGTCGATCATGTCCGGTGATTCCGCGAACAACTTGCGCAGCCGTTTCTCAATCTTCACCACTTCCGGCGCCATATTCGTAGCGCGATCAATCCCCATGCTCTTGAGGATGGCATCGATCACCGCCTCCTTACCAATCTTCACCGGCCGCGATTCGGCGGGAATTTTCACCATGAACTTGCCGCCCTTTTGTTGCTCGGACAGGTCGGCAATCTTGAGCCGTGCCTCATTCTTCACAGCCTTGTCGATCAGCATGGCCGCGTTGCTGGTCATGTTGCCCAGAATATCGCGCAGGTTCTCGGTGCCGCCGGTTAGTGCTTTGACGCCTGTCCAGTCGCCGGGCTTGCCTTTGAAGCCGCCGGGTTGGCCGATACGGTGGAACGGCATGTATTCCAGGCGTTGCCACATGCGGCGAGCTTCTGGGTTGATAACCCCTTGAGCCTCAGCAAAGTCGAGCACAGCCTCATTCCACGCCTGATACTCCTTGAATGCCTTATCAAACTCCGGCCGGCGCAGGTCTACCATGGCTTTGATTTCGCCACTGGTGAAGAGATGCTCACGGTTCTGTGCCAGTAATTCACGGGATGAGCGGCCGACAAAATAGAGCAGGGCATCGTCCAGGTTTTCAGCCACTGGCTTGAGGATTTCCTCTAAGCCCTTACCCTTCCAGCCGAATGAGCCGTCCGCGTGTTTGACCGGCGCACCGAAGCGTAGCGCGCCATCGGCAATACTGGTTGAGGCACGCGACAGGCGGGCAGATTCATACGGCCCATTGGGCTTTATCGTGCCCGACAGGTCTTGCTCCATGCGGTAGATGCCGTGCAGGTCATCGACGGTGGCCTGTCGGAAAGAGTCCCAACGGCTATCCAGTGCCTCATTCATGGGACGGTGCTTGCCAATCTTGGAGCGGGCGCGATCCAGTGCATCCTGTCCGAACCAGTCGAGCATTCCCTTGCGGGCGTTTTTTATGGCGGGTCCATACGGATGCTTAGCGAAGAAGTCCTCAAACCACTGGTAGAAGTGGGGCGCTTTGGCCTTGGCCACATCCGGTTGGGTCATGTAGTGTCGTACAAACTCGGCAAATCCCTCGTACACCTTCTTGTGGTCGTAAGAGAGCCCCTTCAGTTCTTCACGGCGCACCTTGAAGTCACCGCCTTCCTTGCCTTGCCATGAGTGACGAATCTCCGGGATCCGCGCATCCATCAAGTGCGCCATTTCGTGAGCGGCCGTTTCCAGATCCGCATGCCGTTTAATACGGACTTCCTCACGGGCTGGTCGGAAAAAGCCCATCACGCCTTTCTTGCTGATACGCCCCTCGTAAATGCCGGTATTCAGCGCCTTGGCGAAGTCGATCAGAATGTCCTCGCGGCGCAAGGGCTCGGGTCGTGCGCCTGACTTTGGTGCTTGCATCGTATCCGGTGCCGGCATTGCACCGCCTGGGCGCGGTGTATCGTCAATGAAGCCAACATAGTTAGCGCCCGGTGCCCACGAATGCACGGTGCCCTGATTAGGCATGTCGCCTGTCTTGGAAGCAGCCATCTGCACAGCGCCCTCAGCAGGCATCTCGGATTGCTCAAGCGGCGTGAAGCGCCCGCGCGGTTGATTCATGGTTTCCGGCGTTGCATGCTCCATGGTCTGCAGCTTTTCCGGCAAAACGAATCCCAGCGGCACGCCGTGGTCGTTCGCCATCCCTTGCACCAAGTTATCCGCAAATCGTGTAGTGACGTGATCCACGTTTCCGAATCGGTCTGGCGCTGGCTGGACCATCGCCTCGGTCGTTGGCTTCATTGCCGTTGCCGCCGCCGGGTGAACATCGAGCGGGGCAGGGGCGACTGCTTCCACCGCCTTAGTTGGCTGGATCTCTGTCGTGTTTTCCAGCCGCCCGTCCGGCGTCATGCTCATTGCCTCGCCAATATCGGATGAACGTCCGACATTGATCCGCTCACCGCCTTGGTGTTCAATCGATACGCTCGGATCCGTTGGCAGAAACTGAGCCGCTTCCTGGATTAGCGTATCTTCGGTTGAAAGGCCTTGGTCCGGGGTAATTCGTTCAGCGCTGGCGACTGAGTGTTGAGCGGCAGGGTCATGGGCTGCTTTGATGGAATTGCCGCTTGGCTCGCTGGGGCTTTGGCCATGTCTAAACCTGCCTGATTGGGTTTGAATGGTAGTTTTTGCACGTTCGTTCTCCAATGCGGCCGCAAGGCCGGGTTCGGTTGCTGACAAGAAAACATCGGTATTGGCGTCCGGTATGCCGCCATTTGAGCCGCCCGGGCGGGTGGGTTCGTTCTGGCTCCGTGGGGCATCCTCAGGCGTTTCGCCTCCGCTGCGCGGCGATTCTGTGCGCCCGCGTGCGCCCTTTGCCGCCTTGATACCGGGTGCAATGAGCATCGGAATGGAATTCACGGCGGTATCAGCAACCGTTGCCAGCACCGGGCTATCCGTCACGTCCTGCACCTTGCGGCCTACCCAGTTACCACCTTCGGCCAATTTCTCAAACGGATACTGGGCAATCTCTGTGGCGGTCTTGCCCATTGGCGTGCGCGGTGCATAGGTTAGGCTTTCCCCGACTTCGCCGATGACATCCACTGGGTTCTTGTTGGTGACGCCAATAGCATTACCAGCAGCGGTCGCCAGACCAGCCAGCCCAGAGGCCGGAACAGAAACCACCTGCGATGCGAGATTAAGCCCAGCCTCGCCAATAGCCGTCAGCGGGTTGTTTTTGAGGGATAGGGCGTTTTCGTCAACGGGGAGCGGGGTGAATCCGAGCTTCTCATCAGCCTCCAACGGGGTGAATCCGGTCTGTGACGCTTCGGCTGTGCCAATAGGGGATAGGCGACCGAGCACGTCAGTCACGTAACCAGACACCGACTTACCGTTGCCATCTTTGCGGTCGTTCTTCCATGCAGAACCAGATCCGGCATTCACATTGCCTTCGCCAGAAAAGTAGCCGGTCGCAATCTTGGCCGGGTCATTTCCGAATTTATCGCCTAGCGACTTAATGATGCGCATCCCCACGCGCATGTTGTCGTCTGGGTTATCGATGCTTTCTCCCTGCTTCGCAAACCGGCGGAAAGTATCTGGCATGATCTGCATGCCGCCACGGGCACCGTCGATACTGGTGCGGCTATTGGCACCGGATCCAGACTCTTGGCCATGAATGGCGTTGAAAGTCGGGAGCAGGTGCGTAGCGCCCTCCTGTTCAGCGATGTCGTCAACGGTGAGTAGCGGTACAAAGCCCATAGCGTTAGCCTTATTTGTAGAAGCCGATCAGCTTGCCGTTTGAATCCAGCACCTCAATCCCTTTGCTGGTCTGGTTCCCCATCTTGTTGCCGCGCATAGCCGGATCGCTGCCAAAGCGTTGCGATACGTTCGGCTGTGTGTTGGCCTCCGTCGTACCTTGCTGGTCGTACCAATCGTCTGAGCCGTACTTGCGCTTGTTGGCTAGACGAACGTGCTGGGCAATCGTTGGATCATAGTCTTCATTTGGCCGGCCTGTATCGGTCGCCTTCGATGTGCGCCGGCGGATTTCCTCAGGGGACATGCCGTTTATGCGCTGACGGCTAATCTCGATTTGTTTGTTCGTCGTGTCCTGCGCCAGCGACAGTGGGCGGTTCGCTTTACCGTCGCCTGCGATGACGCGCTCGGCGGTGCCAGTCTTTTCATTGGCGCGGATAACGTCACCGGTGGCGTGATTGTTGATAAATTTATAACCGCCGTTCAGCGTTTGTGCCCCGCGGTCAATGGTCGCTTGTGGGATCAATACGGTATTGCCATCTGATAGCGTGACATTTGCCCCACGATTGTCGAAAGCCAGCCCGGTAGCCTTGCCGCCGCCGTACTGTGACAAACCGGCTTTGTTCAGATAGGCCAATCCGCCCGCTGTGTCGTCTTTGTAATGGTTCAGGCGGCCAAGCGTTGAATCTGCTAGGTCGCTATTCTCGCCAGCCAGCTTAAGCCGTGCGTTAGCCGTTTGATCCTGGACCATGCTGGAAGCAGCTTCACTCTCAGAGCGCTGTTTGACCAGTGAGCTACGCCGCGCCGCCGTTGCTTCGTCCAGGGTCTCTAATTCAGGCTTAGCCAGTTTCATGCGCGTGTCATGGCTTTCTTTCTGCATAGCCAGTTCGCGCTGCAAATTCCATTGATCTGTACCAGCCCCCAGGGCGATACCTAGGTTCCCGCCGAGAAAACCGCCACCGGCCAACTGCACGCCGCCGTCTTCTGGGTTTGTGGTGGGGTCTATGCTCATCGCCTGAGCTTCCATCTCGACCGGTGCCGGTTCATTGGATGGTGCAACAACGGATCGTCCCATTAAATCGGTGAGCACTGGCTGCAGGCTGGGTGAGCCGTTTTGCTCTAGGAAGGCAAAGAATTCATCGACCCACAACAATGTGTCTTCTGGGGTCAATTCGGGCAACAGCGCTGCAATCACCTCGGGGTCCTTTGCCAATTCAGGTCGTAGCACCTGGCCGAACTTCCAAGCAATCACCAGAGACAACAGGGCCTGATTGCTTGCCCGATCAAAGTCTTGTTCATCGACAGCGCCGCCCATGGCCAAGCGCAAACCAGTCTTTGCGGCAGTGATTTTG